AAATAAAGATCCTCTGGGATCATATTTAGTTAAACCTTGTAACCCTTATCAGGGGTTTACAAGGCCTCAGAAGGGCTATGGGGTTTTAGACCCATGGTCCTCCTTACAGTCTCCACAACTTCTAATAAGTTGTGTAGATTGTTGGACCCTTCCTTAACTTGTCCGTTAAGGATGGATCCGAGTTGCCGTACACTAGCATTTACTAGATGTAAGACAACCTTAGTTAGAGGGTCTCCCATAAGGATGCCTCTCCTAAGTACCACGTAGCGGAGGCTTTCGTCTCCGTCATATGGTTTACCTATTCCCAGCAAATATCCACTTGCGGAGAATAGTATTCTTCGTGGTTGGTAACACACTGAGTCTACCAACTTACGTAAAAACACAGGAATGCCGCATTTGAGCATCCATGTGTTCCCGACTAGTGAAGCCACATCGTGTTCCATAAAGTCGGTCGCCTCAGAGTAGTCAGTCATGGCTACGAAGGCGTCGGCAAATGTTATTTCTTTAGTAATATATTCGCCGTTTACCTCCTCTGTCTGGTTTAGAACCCGAAAGATGAGATCAGCATTTTCTTCTGACATGATCATTCGAAATGCTTGCCATCCGTGATTGGCTAAGCCCATCCCGGATTTACTCGACTCTAGCCCTTTTTCCAAAGGGACAGAGACGATCTTGTTAACGAAATCTAGCACGATTTTCAAACAAGCGAGGGACTTGGTAACGGATCTTCCTTTACCAGGTTCCTTAACTATAGAGAGGTATGCGATTCGCAGATCTTCTATAGGCGTCCTGCGGATTTGATCTATACATATCCAAAAGACGTATTCCCCTATTCCGTCCTCTAACGAGACAAAGCCTAGGGTTTCTCCGGTATCCAGGTCAAATTTTTCGACTTTTAGATTCCGTTCGGCCTCGGCGATCAGTTTTGTTACTGTCTCCGTGGTCCCGCCCTCCGCCCTTATATCTTCAATAGTGGCAGAGTGCGTAATGCTTATCCGTCCTTTAGTACTGAGGCCGGTGAAAGCATGATCAGGTATCGACTCAATAATTTGAACCAGCGCCTGATAGACCAACGCCTTCTCAGTCACTGAGAGGGGCGTGGGTTCCTCTGCAACCGTTGTAAGAAATTTTACCTTCGATTGCAGCAACACGAGTGGGGGCGGTTGCCCGCACCCCCTTGTGTTTGTCAGCGAAGCCTGAATGAACAGGCGTTCTATCTGACTACGGTTCATAGAGACCCGGAAGGGTTGTACGAACTGTCGAAGCCATGGTGACCTATTTAAGATTGCCAAAACTTCGGGTGGGCTTTGCCCCACCTTCCACTCAAACCTATCCCGTAAAGAGATGGACTTGAGTGCTTTCCGAATATCCTTTAGTTTGGAATACTCGGAACGGATAGTGACAGCCTCGGCTGTTATTTCTCCGTCTAGGAATTCATCATCGATTAAATCGTTGATGTTCCCTAGTGTGAAGAGATCGTACCTTTCCCAGGTCCAAATCTCTTCAGGGAATGAGATAAACCTCTGAAGGAATATCCCATCCACAGTCTTTAAGAGTTCTATGAATCTTAAAGATCTGGTACGCCTATCCCGGAGTTTTCCGGGGTCGGCGTAATAACTTCTCCCTTCCTGTTTCCAAGAGGGGTTTGGTTTTCCCTTCAAAAGAGATTTTATCTTCTTGAGAAGGTGTCGC